CAGTGGAGTACGTGGACACGGGAGAGAACGGGTGCCACTCGATGTTGGCAGAATCCCAGAACTCGTATTCATGCTGGTAGAGGGAACGCACTACCTCATCCTTTCCTTTGGGGGGCAGGGACATCAGCACGAGCTGCACGCGTGAATCGTTCTCATAGTGCCGGATGATAGGCTCTACGACGTTTATATCGTCCGTGATGGCGATAGAACCAGTGATTCCGATGCGAACCTTGTCCCCTTCATTGCGTAACGGTTCATCCCACATGAACGGGTCTACGCAGTTCGGGAGGACTATGACGTTAGGATTCGTCTCACGATACTCGTCTGCAAGGAATTGTGTCGAGCACGTAATGAGGTCGGCTTCTTTCATAAACGCTTCAAGGGTCTCATTAACGGTCTTGAGGCCATTCTTCACCCGTACTTCGTTCATTACTTCATTGAACCGAAACCCGCCGTCATGCCGAGCAGTGTCGTCGTTATCGAATACTATTTTCTTGCCCTTCTCCTTTAGGATGCGTGCAAGCTCTAGTTTCTGTTTCTGTTCAGGGCGATGAAACACTACTACGTCTGCATTCTGAACGGCTTGTGCCTTATGGTCAGGTGATACCGCATTATCGAGCAGTGAGATAGTATCCCCATCCCAGCCGTTCTCTTGCAGGGGCAACAGGCAGCGTACGAGATAGCAGCCTTGAAGTCCCGAAGAAACGTAATACGTCTTCATTACGCAGATTTAGCTTTTATAATCCGCTTGGTAACGGGGTCAATCTGATTGCCGTCCTTGTCGATGAAAACACTCTGTCTCTGGAGATGAGGGGATATAACGGTTGCGCCTTCAGGTATTTTCCCTCCACGCGATGAAATACCATTTGCGCCTTTCGTCGGCTGTCCTAAGTTTATTTCCATTTTAGTCTTCAGTTTTGGCTAGGTAATTCCTGACTTGCTCGCGAGCTTGCTGTACGTCGTCGTCTGCAATCTTTCTTTTAAGAGAACGCATCCATTCACTATCTATATCGAAGATGATGCCGGTTACTATGCGTATCTTGCCGAGTGTTAATACTTTCTGACTTAGGGTAAACCCTGTTCCTTGTGTATAGCCTTGGCCACCATAGACAGTTTCTATGGTGGTGCGTATTCCAAGTAGCTTCTTTATCTTCTTCATAGTTCCGCAACTAACTGTTAATGATTACTGGCTGAATACTTGGGTTCCTTGATTCAGCAAGGGAACCCAAGCAGCAATCGAGGCTTACGCCGGGACTGAAATCGTAACGCCCGCGATAGCACGGTTCAGGACTACGCCGTACATGATGTCTGCCGTCGTAACGGTAGACAGGTACTGAGGAACGTAATTGGACTGAACACGCACACCGCCTGCGCCGACCATAGAACCCATCGAGCCACCAGCACCGAGAGGAGCCGTAGCGAAGTGGATAGAGTCCATGTGAGCGAGAGCGTTGTAGCGGCCGGTAGAGCCGTTGATGAACGCAGGAGCGTTCGTAACGTATACCGGAATGCCATAGAGGGATGCGCGAGGCATCTTGCTCGTCGGGTCGTTTACTGGGGAGTTGATAGCAAGGCTGAACTTATCAATGCCTTGTACCTGCTTCCAGAACGTGTTTGGCGAGAGGAAGAATGCACATTCCTCGATGTCAACGTTATTGCTTTCGAGGGTAGCGATAGCGTTGCGTACATCGGAGTCCGCGAAATTTACGGTAGAAGAACCGACGTTATTCGTGAACGTACCGAAGAGTGCAGCGATAGCGTTATCGAGAGTCTTAGCGATTTCATAACCACAGTTCTTCGCGTAGCGCTCCATGAGGGAGTAGCTTGCGAATACCTGTGCTGCTTCAGCATCTTCGATAGCGAAGGAACACTCGTACCAGTTTGAGATGGTGAGGGTATTCTTCGTATCGGTTGGGCTGTTAAGGGTAACGGTAGCAGCGTTGCTCTTTGCGTTAGCCGTGAATTCAGTGAGGTTCGGCGTGTAAAGAGAACGAGCACCGTCGGTAACTTCATCAGAACGGTCTACGAAGAAATCCGCACACACGAGCTTCTGCTTGTAGAAGTCGTTGAGGCGCTGGCCCCACTTAAGGGGGATTTCTGACGCAAGAGTCGTCTGTGTTTCTGTTCCAGTTGGGAAAGCCATACTAGGGAGAAATTAGGAAGGGGAGATATGAGCTTGTGGCTTTCACTCCTATTCCTGACGCGGGGTCATTGGGTAAGTACACCCAATCAATGACTACTTGCCCTTCACCAAGCGCATGTGCTCCTCCTTCGTGAGATTCGGGGTAGCAAGTGTCTTTTTGACTGGCACTGCTCCTGAGCCTCGTGAGGCGCCTACGGTTGCTTTCTGGGCGCGTATGTCCTTCTCGAACTTCTCTTTTGCCGCAACAAACAAGTCGTTAGTCTGAGCATCAATGAGCGAGGTTCCTTCAAGCGAAGCGACTGCCTTGAGTTTCTTTAGAAGCTCATCAGGCATCCCTTGCGCCTTGAGGACTATTTCCTCGACATTGACGGACTGGGTGGGTGTCGCGGTCTGGGGTTCGGCTACTGCCGTCCCTTTCTGCGACTTCTCGAACAGTCGGCGGTACTTCGCTGCATCGGCTTTCGCCTTGGCGAGTTCTTGGCTTTCTGTAAGAGTGTTCGTGTCCTGACTCCCATCGTTCTCTGAACCTTGGTCGTCTTCCACTGCCTCGTCTTGGGTCTCGACTTCGAGGTCGTCGGTTAGTTCTTCATTTTCCATCTTGAAGATAAGAGTTAATTGCCGCGTTTTTGTCGGATGCGCGTAACCCCCGTATCACTATTTCTTCTTGCCCTTGGACGCGTGATATTCGTCGTAGGCTTTCTGTTGCTTCTTGGGAAGCACGGAACCGTCATAGACATAGTTGTTGCTCTTTTTGAGCGCAACGGGCGAATCATATTTCCCGTATCTTGTCGCAGACGTGCGCTTTGAGACGGGCAGCACGCCGAGCGTCTTCAGTTCCGCGCCCATGGTATAAATCTTCTTCATCGTGCTTTGTTAGTTATGTTCGCCTTCTTAACGGGTTCGTAATTCTCTTTGAGGAGACTGAACGCTTTTTCGATAGCTTCATTCGCGTCAGCGAGATGACTTGCATCTTTCTTGCTCATGAGCCTGTCGAGTGCCATTTCTCTTAGTCTCTCCGAGAAGTAGGCATGAACTGCTGCGAGCATCGGCTTGTTTTCATAAAAGAGCTGTAGCTGTTCCATACTATTGAGGCTGCGGAGCAGCTGGCATCGCGCTTGGCGCACCGCCTGCGGCAATTGGTGCCTGCATAGGGGCTTGTGGTTGACCCGCTGGAGCTTGCGCCTGTGGTTGGGGTGCTCCACCTACCGGCTGGTTGCTCTGTGGCTTACCGATACCCAGCGACGCGGGGCTTATGCCTGCACCCGAAAGCTCGAGGATAGTGCCGAAGATGCGTGCCATGACAGGGTTGTTGAGAATCGCGAAGCTCTGGTCTTGCGGGTTGTATGACTTCATCACGTCGCCAAGGATAGTCGAAAGGGACTGCAAGATTGCGCCCTTATTCTTTTGCTCGCCGGTCGTGAGTACGGTTATCTTTGCTTCGATGTCGTCAAAGAATCCGTCAGGAATCTGCAGGAAGCGGCGCTTGCCCTTCATGGTCTGCTTGAGGGCAGTAATGGCTTCTTGGTACTGTTCAAGCGAGACTATCTTCTTATTCAATACAGCTTCCATTACTTTCTCGTTCACTGCGGCGGTAGCGAACGCGTCGTCAATTACTTCCAACTCCTCGTCTGTGAAGTCAGAAGCCAAGAGGTGTCCCTTGTAGAGCTTCTTGATGAGGTGCGGGATAATCCAGTCCTCCCAGATTTCTGTCTCGAGTATTCCTGCCTCCTCGCGGCGATAGTCAAATGGCTTCGCTGCCACTTGGTTCAGAAGGGCAGTCTGGCTATAGGGAGTATCTGAGGGCGGTTGCTTGCCGGAGTTCGCGTCGTACGAGCTGGTCGCGTCATTCGCCTGATTCTGCCAGCGTTCAATCTGGTTAGAGAATTCCCCGAGTGCGGACGGTTCAAGGTTAAGAACATCGAGTTGCTTGCCGACTTCAAGCTCGAAGATGCGGCCGTTGTCTATTTCGAGGATGTTAGCGCCTACTTGTGTGGAATCGGTCTTGAGTACAACCTTGCCCGCCAAATCCATGGCGTTCTTCTCGTTGATTATCGCGTCGTTCGTCCACACCTGTGCCTCGCCTGCGTCTTCAATAACGCCGCGACCGAGTCCGCGTCCGGGCATCTCTTCCCATGCGAGATACTTATACGGGAAGTCTTTTTCTGGCATCTGCTCGCCGTACATGACGAACCCTTCGCCATTGATGTCTGCAATGAAGTAGTGCTGGAGGCAGTAGGTATAGTCGTCTTCCTTGTCGTCTTTTATGCCTTCCCACTCATTGAGGCGCGTGTAGGGGAACTGTCCCGTTACTTCACGCACGATAATTCGTTCGGAGTTATGCTGCTCTTCTTCGCCATTGAACTTGCTGCCATATCGGGTATCCTGTTTCTCACTCGCTTGGATGACATCGATGACGTTCGCCCATACATCAGACTTTCGCATGAGTTCCACGGGAGTCATGTAATGGGTTTCGACGATAGTGCCGCCCATGATGTCCACTTGGTCGGTAGCGACGTTGCGCCAGTCAATCGTTTCAACGTATAGCTCATCGTCCTTCATGACGCGCTTGACGAGTACGCCGCCATACTTCGGGCGTGTCTGCCCACGCTTGTTGAGTGCTTGCCCGTAATTAGTCTTCTTCATCCATTCATATCCTTCTTTCTGAAGGAGCATGGAGTGCACGTAGTGCTTTGGGTCGTCCGAGCCGATAGTGATGTCCTTGATGTCGAGGTCGGTGGCAACCTTGGCAAGCGTTACGCGGTAGTTGACGATGTTATAGAACGGCTTATCACGCATCAGCTCGTCCTTATTACCGCCTAGATACTGGCTATTTGAGTAGTATTCGCACGTCTTGATGACTTGGTACTGATTGAAATACAGCCCATCCATGATTTGAATGGAGCGAGTTTCATAATCGCCTATCAGCTTTTTAGTATCTTCGTAGATTTGGTAGGACATTGGGTGTTTTGTGTTCCGCAACAAAACGAGTAGTGGTATGCATATAGTATAGATTCACGCAATACCCATGAGTGTGTATAACTATCTGGAGGTCTTATGTATATTCCGTTGCTTCTCTTGCCAACGTGCGATGCGCTGTTCTCCGGTAAGCGCTTGCAGCGGTCGGTAGCTTGAAAGGGCGTAGCGAAGTGCATCGAGTGCGTGGTTGTCATAGTCCACTGGCGTATTTACTACGCGATTATCCTTATCCGTTATCCAAATGTAGCTACGATATTCGCGCAAAAGGTTCAAAGAGCGCTTGGTTATTGAAATTTTCTGGTCTTGCACGTAGGCAATGCCTTGATTTACTGAGCCTGGCCCCTTTACAGTCGGGATGACGTTGATGTTGTATGCCTTCAGCTCATCTATGGATTTAGGCTCTGAGCTATCTGCCACCACGAGCGTTCGTGGCTCCTCGAGATTCAAGATAGCGTCTGCAATGGATTTATTGCTTAACCCCTTTGAATACAGCTCTTCGTCGAGGATGAATCCACCGTTGTACCGATATATCGCTACCAGTGCGCTCGGGTCATTCGTATAGCCGAAGTCAAGTCCTCTTCGCTCTAGCTTCGCTTCAAACGGTATTGATTCTATTTCGTTCCAGCCAGTATAGATACGCGATTCAATCTCGCCTATCTGTCCGAGTCCGTATACTTGCCACCACTGCGTCCGATTCTTGCGCTGTTCTATGGAATCTACAATCTCCTTGCTTAACCCCTCATTGTCCTTGTACGTGAGGACGATGAAATCGACATCTGAACGCTTCGCTTTTATTTCCGTATGCGCCCAGAACTCGTTTGTAGGGTTGTAGTCGATAATGACAAACTCCTTGGTACGAACTTCCAATTGCTCGAACGCGTCGAAGGTAACGTTATTGGCCTCATTAATAAAGAGCCGGTCGCGTCTGGCCCCTCGGAGCTTATCAGCGTTGTCCGTGCTGAAGAATTCAATGGCACTCCCAGTTTCAAACGTATAAATCGAGTCCGTGGCATTCCACTGTGATTCCTTCCAATACTTATGCCCCTGCATGATATTTTTGAATTCTCTCCAGATCGGA